CTACACCCACGAACTCACCCTCCCACAAGGCCACCTCAACGACCTCGCCTTCTCCCTCTCCTCGTCCGACGCCGCCCCCTGCACCCTCCGCGCCATCATCCTCAGATGGGACCTGCATGAGCCATGAGTGAAGCCCTGAAATCCCGCGCCGAACTGGAGGAGATCCAGGCAGCCATGGCCGCCGCGCCGCAGGTGAACCTCCCGCTGGTTCACCGATTCACGCCTGGCCTCTATATCCGGGAGTGTTTCATCCCTGCCGGCACCCTGCTGACCACCATGGTGCACCTGACCGAGCACCACTTCACCATCTCCACCGGCACCGGCCGCGTTTACACCGAGGCCGATGGCGTCACCCACTACGCCGCCCCCTTCACCGGCATCACCAAGCCCGGCACCTCCCGCCTGATCTACGCGGACACGGACACCATCTGGACTACCTACCACCCCACCAACGAGACCGACCTTGAAAAGCTTGTCCCCCTTCTCGTTGCCCGCCCGGAAAACCCGCTGATCCCGCCGGATTTTGTCCCCATCTGCCGCCGCCCGGAAAACCTCCTTCCCTGATTCTCCCATGTCCTTCGGATTCAGCGCCACCACCATCGCCTACATTGCCATCGGAACCACTGTCGCGAGTGCTGCCGCCACGGTCTACGCTCAACAACAGGCCGCGCAGGCACAGCAAGACTCGGCAAACTACAACAACATCATCGCCGCCAACCAGGCCAAGGCCCAGGAGCAGGAAGCCGCGGAACAGGCGAAGCGGGACCGCATCACGCAGCGCAAGGCCCTCGCCCGCCTCCGCACCCAGCTCGCCGCCAATGGCCGCAGCACCTCCGCCGGCACACCGCTCGACATCCTCGGAGAATCCGCCGCCAACTTCGACCTCGGCATCCAGGACGCCGCCCGCGTGGCCTCGATCAATGCCGCCAACACCCGCGCCGAGGGTGCCATGGGACTCTGGAAAGCCGACCAAGCCCAGACCGCCGCCAACATCAACAGCGTGGCCACCGTCGCCAGCGCCGTCTCATCCGGCTACAACATCTATTCCAATCGACCCAAGACTTCGAGCAAACCCTCCAACGGTTGACCCTTATGCCCCCCATCCGCATCCCGGACACCCCGGCCCTCGCCACCTCCCGCAGCGCCCCGCCCACCATGGACGGCCGCAGCCCCATCGCCGACTCCATCGGAAACCTCGCCAAGTCCATCGGCGGCATTGCCTCCACCTTTGCCGACAAGGCCGAGCAGATTGACAAGGTCGACCAGGCCGGGAAGGAATCCGAAGTCCACAACCAACTCGCCGAGGCCTACGCCAAGCACCAGCAGGACCTCGCCCGCGACACCGATCCCGCCAGCCACCTCACCAAGACCAACGCCTTCATCGACTCCCAGCGGGAACTCCTGAAGCGCGACGGGCTTTCCGAGACCACCCGCCAGCGCCTCAACCTCTGGTATGGCGACTTCTCCACCAAGGCCAAGATCGATGCCGGGGAACGCGCCGCCCGCCTGACCAACCAGCGCGCAGGCCTGCAATTCTCCAACGAGTTTGAAGCCGCCAAGAAGGCCGGTGACCGCACCGCCTACCAGGACACCCGCCAGCGTGCCCTCGATGCCGGTCTCCTCCTCCCCGAGAAAGCCGCCGCCCTCGACCAGGACTTCGACCGCACGGTCAAATACCGGGACCTGCAGCGCCAGATCGACGAGGATCCCCACGGCCTGCTGGAGTCCCTCGATATGCCGGACGCACCGCAGGCCTTCGGACTCGACACCGAGGCCATCGACGCCCTCCGCCGGCAGGCCTCCCACAAGAAGAACCAGCACGATTCGGATTTCTGGGATGGCGTCCTCAATCAGACGCTAACCAACGGCAGCCCGACCATTTCCAAGGAAGACCTCCAGAAGCTGGCCGAGGAAGGCAGCATTTCCCCCAGCCAGCGCGCCAGCTACCTCAATGCCTACTATGGCCCCACGGAACCGGCCTACGACGAGGGACTTTTCTCAAAGGTCCATGGCGTGATCGCCAGCTACGACCCGGCCAAGGACCCCACACAAGCCGCCCTCGCCAAGCTCCGCGGCGACCTCGCCACCGCACCTCTACCCAAGGAATCCCTCCGCGTTCTCAACGACCAGCTTTCCGGGAAACTGAGATCCCCGGACTCGCCCAAGAACCGGCTGGAAACCGACTTCACCCGCCAGACCGCCAACCACTTCGACAGCGGCCGCTTCGGATCGTGGTTCGCCCTGAAGGACACCGACAACAATCCCGCCACCGCCCCGGCCAAGGTCATCAACGCCGCGGACTACGGCAAGGCCCTGGTGAATCGCCGACATTTCCTCGATGCCTGGGACTCTTACCTGAAGACCGCCCCGTCAGACCTGCCACCGGAAGAAGCTCAGAAGACCTACGACACCCTCTTCCAGAAGATCGTGGTCGACAAGGCCCCGCTCCCCGACCTGTCCATCCCCGGCAGCGCACCCGCTCCGGACTTCGAGAAGGAGCTGAATCAGCTTCTCCCACCCAAGGGCAGCATCCCGGACCGCTCGACCTCCTCCACCTTCGGAGGCCAGCCGATCCAGCCCGCCGGACGCTACTACCAGAACGCCCGCCCCACCGTGTTCGGAGGCAGCAACGACCCCGCCGACAACGGGCTTTCCGCCTTCGGAGGCACCACCGGAGCCGGAGGCCGGGAAGGCGTGGCCATCCCGCAAAACATCATCGCCGCCACCTTCCCGGGAAAAAGCAAGGCGTGGATCGCCGAGAACGTGAAGGTCCACGTCAAGACCGACGCCGGAACCGATGCCGTCCTCCCCGTCGCCGACTACGGAACCGCCGAATGGGTTTGGCAGCGGGACAAGCGCCCCGTCCTCGACCTCACGCCCGGAGCCATCCAGCAGCTTGGAGGCCGCGCCACCTACACCCCGGAAGGAAAGCTTTCCGGCGTGGAGGGATTCAAGAACGTCAACTTCGCCCTGACCACCGCCAAGGCCGGGACACTCCCTCCGGATTCCCCATGGGAAGACCTGTGGAAAGACTGGTTTGCCGACAAGCGCCCCACCCACCCCGACCAGATCCAGAGCGGACTCGCCGCCCTGTGGGACAACCACCTGCAGGCTAAGGCAGGGGAATGACTCGCCACCTGTTCAAGCGACTGACTCCCCGCACTATGGGACCATGCCCCCTGCATGGTTGACATCCCTCTCCCCTCGCCGCCGGACTACCTCCCCGACTACACCGGCCCCGCGCCCACCATGCCGGTCTCGCAGGACCCTGCCACCGCGACCAATGCCGCACTCTTCGGAGATGGAAACCAAGTCTTTCAGGGCACCCCGCGCACCGATCGCCAGAACGCCGGGGACTTTCTCAACGTCCCACCCCCGGCACCAGATGCCACACCGTCCTCCTTGGACATCGCCACCGGTCGAAAGACCACCATCCCCGAGGATACCGCCTGGGGAGCCTTCCAGACCCTGAAGGCCAACCCGAAGACCCTCGACGAGCCGCAGCCGGACGGCACCACACTCCGCGCCCGCCTCACCGACACCGTTTCCAGCTACTACGAGGAACGGAAAGCCTACGGACAGAAGCCGTTCCCCACCCACGCCGAGCAAGCCGTCGCCGCACGGAATGCCCACCATGAGAAGATTTTCTCCGGTCTCGACAAGCTCGATGCTGCACTGACCCCGGAGCAGAAAGCCGCGCTCGACGACCGCGCCAAGCTCGCCCCCGATCCGGACGCCTACCGCGCCCGCGCCGTCAACTTCCAGTATCTCCGCGACCTGGGCGCACCGGTGACTCAGGAAAACTACCCCATCGCCCGCAGCGCCTACGCCGTGCAGCTAGGCCTCCCAGCCGATGCCGACGACAAAACCCTCTATTCCGCCATTGGCAACCGCCAGCGCCTAGCCACCGAGACCACCAAGACCCTTTCCACCGCCATCCAAAAGGCCACAGAAACCGTGCTGAAAGGCGACGGACGCCCGGACATCCGCGACCAGCAGCTCAAGGAACTCCTCGCTGCCACGCCCGAGGAGCACAAGAGTTTCGTCCGCCAGCAGTTCACGAACTCCTGGAAAGACGCCCGCGACCTCGCCCGCCAGGCGAAGCCCGTGGTCGACCAGATCATGCCGCTACTCCTGAAGGGCGCGACCGCCAAGGAAGGCAGTATTTCCGACACCTTCGGCAGCCAGTTCGAGGAAGCCGGTGCCCTGCTCCCAGCCGATCAACCCGGCGGCAACCCGATGCGCGAGGCCGTGCTTGCCCAGCTTGAGGGGAAAATGAAGGCGCTGGATCCGGAGCAATTCGCCAGCTTCTCCCGTGGCTACGAGGCCCTTGCCCATGGCACAGGGAACATCGCACGCGGCACCTTCGACATGGGTGTCGCCCTCCGCCAATGGTCGGACGAGACCGCCAAGAAGGCCGGCATGGAACTCCCCGGCACCGAGCGGCGCGCCAATGCCGCCGCCGCGCATGAAGACGCCCGGAAGATGCGAAACCTGACCGCCAGCACCGCCGGCAGCTTTCGACGGAAGGACGACGGATTTTTCCGCAATGGCCTCCTCTCCGCCACCGAGTCCGTTCCCTACACCCTGCTCGCCTTCGAAGGGCCCGCAGGTTTTGCCCTCATGTCCTCAAGCATGGGAGGCCAGTCCTTTCAAGACGCCCGCCAGGCAAACCCGAACGCCTCGCCCGCCCGGCAGGCCGAGGCCGCGCTTGTTTCCGGAGCCCTGCAAGCCGGCATCGAAACCGTGTTCGACCGCGCTGGCCTGAAGATGGCCAAGATGAAGGTCCCCGGACTCTTCGCTGCCCTCAACAAGTCCGGCGTGACCAATGCCACCGGCCGCGCCGCAGTGACCGGCACCGCTGCCGCCCTGGGCATCGCCACCACCGAATACACCGAGGAAGCCGCCCAGCAGGCGACCGACCGCGCCCTGCAGGACATGGCGCTGTCCCTCTCCGGCATCGATCCCACCACCAACTGGAAGAACTTCTTCAACGACTGGAACCCGGCCTCCGGATCTCAAGTTTCCATGGACACCCTGGGCGCGATTCTTCCGTACGCCCTCATCGGCGGAGGAGCCGCCAGTTTCCGGAACTACCGTTTCGCCGATACCCTGCAACGCTCGACTCCCATCCTCCGGGCCACAGGTCTCCCAGAGGAGCGCGTGCAAGCCATCGCCACCGCTCCCTCCTTGGAAGCCGCCACCGCCGAACTCCGCAGCGCATGGAACGATGGCCTCGACCTCGCCGCCGCCACCCAGCAGCGCCAGAAGCTTTCCGCCATCGCCCAGGAAACCGCCGCCTTCTACGGGCAGAGCCCCATCCAGGTGATCCAACCGGAGGCCAACGACTTCACCGGGGAAACCACCTTCCGCCTCAATCTCCCCGACGTGCCGGCGCGCGACTTCGAAACCCTCGACGAAGCCTTCGACGCCCTCCGCGACTACCGTGCCAACCAAGTGGCCGATGACCTCGACACCCTGAACGACGCCACCCGTCAGGACCTCATCGACTTCATGACCGGCGAATACTCCGCCGCTGCCAACATCCGCGTGACCGATCGCACCAACGTCGACGTGACCCCGGACGAAGCCGTGAAGCGTGGACTCGCCACCCGGGAGCAAATCACCGAGCGCCTTCGCATCCACGCCATGCAGGAAGGCGTCGACGTCGCCGACCTCGATCTTTCTTCACTCCGCATCCACGCCCGCCGCTTCTCCGAGCGCATGCGCGACGGCAGCCTCCGCCAGACCGTGGAGTATTTCCAAGGCGCGGACCCGCTCAACGTCGCCGAGGACATTGCGGAAACCTACTGGACCGCCGCCCTCGACGAGGGACTTCTCCGCCATGACGAGATCGTCGGGTGGATCCGCCAGGCCGAGCAGGCCACCGGCAACATCTACCTCGACCCGAACCACGACAGCACCGGCGCCCGCTCCCAGCTTCAACTCATCGAGGCCCTTTCCGCCTTCTCCCGCGAATACCTCGCCGGGAACGTGGCCGACGAGCGCCTGCCGGAAAAGTTCCGCCGCTGGCTCCACACCCTGATCGCCACCGCCGCCCAGACCTTCCGCCACGCAGCCACCCTGCTACGCTCCAAGCCTCTCATGGACGCCGTGAAGGATGGCCGGATCGATTCCAAGTTCGTCGCCCTGATTGCCGACAGCGTGGGACTGAATCAGGCCGAGACCGATCGACGCTTCCAGAACGACTACCAGGCCCAGCTCGCCGCCGAGGCCATGGGAGGAGTTCCGGAAATCTCAGAAGCAGCACGCGGCATGCTCCCCCACCCGGAGACCGCACGCCAGCGCCAGCACCCTCTCGCCGGTGAACTCCAGCGCCTCTACGATTCCCTCAAGACCCCCACCCGCCGACGCCGCAAGGACGGCAGCACAATCGACAGCACCCAACGCGCAAACTCTTTCTTCCTCCCCATCGGCGAATGGGAAAGCCCGGACGACGTCCGCCAGAGCCTGAATGAAAAGGGCTTTGCCTTCGACACACCCGCCGCCCTCCTCTCCGCCCTCGATGATTCCCTCAACTACAACCTGAAGAGCTACGCCACCCAGGGAGGCATGCTCGACCAGTCGTTTTCGGTTGGACGCGCAGATTCTACCGGATTCACTCCCACCATGAGCGCGGGACAGTGGGCGGAAGAATGGCAGAAGAACGCCCGATCCCCCGCTCACAAAGCCCACAAGGATTGGATAATCCAGACCCTCCGGGACCTCGCGCAAGCGCAAGGCTGGAATTGGGGATGGCAGAAAGACGAGCAGGCCACTCACCCCTTCAAGTGGGTGATCTACTTCGACACGCCAGCCGGTCAAATCTCATTCCACCAATTCAAACCGGATACCCTTCCCAATCCCAAAGCCGAAGGAACCAAAGCGAAAATCCAGAGCCTCAGAAAGGACCTCCAGAACCAATTGGAAGACCCCGCCTTTCCTCCTCTCCAGATTTCCGGAAAGGCAAAGCAGGAATTGGAAAAGCTGGTTCTCACACCCGACAGCAGCGCCCAAACGGCCAAGGAACAACTTCTCAAGGGCTTCACCCTGGCCGACCTTTACCACGGCAGCAGAAGCACCAAGGCCGCACTCTACAAACTGGAAAACGGTTTCAATGGCGTTCCCTCACTGGCGAGCGACCCCATCCGCCAAGCAGTCAGTTCCTATCAAAAGCACCTGACATCAAAAACGGAAGGCATTGCCAAACTGGAACAGGAAATTGCCGCGCTGGAAGCCATCCCGGACACCATTCCCACCAACCTCTATTCCGGAACATGGGATCAGCAAATCGGCAAGCAGGCCGAACGCCTGAAGGACTTGGAAAAGAAGTTCCCCGGTAGCCTCTCCCCGGAGGGAGAGGCCCCAGCGCGAGAGCCGGGTAATAGCGCTGGCGGGATCTCGCACTTGTCGAGGCCGGAAAGCTTGCAAAAAAACACCGACTCGTCAACCTCTTTCTCCCTCTCCGCCTCCGCCATCGGCGACTTGGAAAAGCTCATCGCTCAGAAACTGACCGAAGGCCCAGCCGAACGCGCCCAGATCCTCCAGACCCTCCGCAACCGCCTCGCCGGAGTCCTTCAGCGGCAGGAGGACATCGCCAACGGAGTCCATCCGCTACTGAAACGCGGCAGCCTCGACCCCGTCGCCACCGATCGCCTACGCCAGCGCGAGCTTTCCGCGCAGATCCACGCCATCATTTCCGCCTTCCCTCCAGAAGTCCGGGGAAAGGTCAACTTCGACAGCACCACCCTCCTCGATGCCGACGGCCCGCGCAGCGTGGTGAACGCAATGAAGAGCGTGATCAACCGCCTCGACGAAGCCCTCGAGCCCTACCTACAGGAGCAATACCTCGACGCCCTCGCCAAGCTGATCGACCTCGGCAACCCGGTCCGCAAGGCCGGGGAGACCAGCAAAAGCAAGCTGACCCCGGAAACACAGCGCACCTTTGACCTGGCCGTCGAAGCCACGCGCCTGACCCCCACCGAACTCTCCGCCCGCCTGATCGGCACCGAGGCCGCCATTGCCGACCTCTCCAACGATCCGGACGCCGACGGAAAGGAACTCGTCCGCCTCACCCTTACCCTGAATTTCCTCGAAACCTTCGGAGCCCTCCACACCCGCAGCGCCGCAGAGCTCGAGCACGCCCACCAGCAGCTTCTCAGCATCTACTCCAGCGGACGCATGACCCGCCGCATCCTCGACGATGCCCAGCGCGAGGAACGCGCCGCCTGGCGGAAGGAGATTCTGGAAAGCCTCGGCCTGCCCTACGGAGCGAACGACCACCAGCACACCACCGGCACCTCCAAGAAAGGCCTCGCCGCCGCCGGTGAAATGCTCCAGTCCCTCCGCCTTGGCATGTCGTCCTTTCACCAGGTCATGGAGTGGATCCTGCCAAAGAGCACCACCGCCCGCATGATGCAGGCCGAGGAACGGAAAGCCGCCACCGCCTCCACCCGCCTGAAGCTGGAGGCCCACGATCGCTTCAACGAGTTCTTTGCCTCCCGCATGGGACTGAAGACCCGCCGCCAGCGCAACGCCCTGCTCGCCCGCCTCTCCGAGCGCAAGGACACTGACATCCGCCTTCTCGAGGGCATCCGCACCAAGGCGGAGAAGCTGACCATTGAGCAGGCCCAGCGTGTCCTACGCGGCCAGATGAACACCGGCTGGGAAAATGACCGCGTCGCCATGGAATCCCTACGCCAGGCCTATGCGGAGTTCCAGCTCCTCCCGAAAAAGAACCGGGACGCGCGCGAGTTCATCCGCTTCGATCGGGTCACCCAACGCGGCAACGAGTCGCCGCTCATCGCCAGCCAGCTCGAACTCCTCAACTACTACCTCACCGCCCAGCAGGCCGAATACCTCCCGGCACTCGACAAATGGGGATTCACCGAGGACGTCCTCACCGCCATCAAGGACAAGCTCGAACCGGAAACCCTCGCCCTGGCCGACTTCCTCGCCACCGAATACGCCGACGGCTACCACCGTTTGAACCCAGTCCACCGCGCCATCACCGGCATGGACATGCCTCAGATCCGGAACTACTCGCCCGGACGATTCGAGAACGCCAAGGGTGCCGCCAATGACGCGCTCGACGCCTTCGGCTCCACCCTCGCCAGTCCCAACGCCCTGGCCGCCGGGTTCACCAAGAACCGCAAGGCCCACATGGCACGGCCGCAGAAGGTTTCCGCCCTGGCCAGCTATTGGGGACACGTCGCCACCACCTCCCACTACATCGCCTACGCCGAGCTCTGCCGGGACATGGGCGCCGCCTTCAAGACTCCCGAAATCCGCCGCGCCATCGAGGCCCGCTTCGGGAAAAAGATCGCCGGCACCTTTTCCCAATGGCTCGACGCCATCGCCCTCGATGGACAATTCCAGGCCACCGTTTCCCTGGCCTCCGCCGAGATCGGCCAGCGTGTTCTCGCCGGGCAGGCCGCCATCGGCCTGGCCTACAACCTTGGCGTCCTCCTCAAGCAAGCCAGCGCAGGCCTGGGCTTCCTCATGGAAATGCCCCTGAAGGATGCCGCCAAGGGGCTCATGCTCGCCCTGAGCAATCCGCAGTCCCTCACCAAGCTCTGGAACACCGAGACCATCCAGCAGCGCGTTCAATCCGGATTCTCCCCGGAAGACCGCCAGCTTCTTACCGTTGCCGACTCCAAGCCATCCCTCATCCTGGACCTACTCGCCGCCGGTCGACTCCCCATTGCCTGGACTGATGCCGCCATGACCACCCTCTCCGGCAGCGTGGCCTACCAGTTCCACCGCGCCGAGGCGATCAAGCAGGGCCTCACCGAGCAGCAGGCCGAGGAGATTGGACTCGCCGCCATGGATCGCGTGATCTTCCGCACCGCCCAGCCGAACCGCACCGCGGAGCGCAGCCTTGACGAGATCACCACCGCGCACCCCTTCATGCGGACGCTGTTCCAGTTCAAGAGTGACCCGCGCCAGAAGGCAGCCAATGCCTTCGAGGCCATCGCACAAAGAATTCGCGGAGAAATCGGCAACGCAGAAGCTGTCAGGAAAGTCTTTTTCAGTTGGTGCGTTTACGGCCTCATGGCCCAAGTCGCCGCTGATACCTGGAAAGCCATCTCCCGCGACGATGACGACGACGACTATCAAAACTGGCAGCCGCTGGACTACGTCGCCGCCATGATCGCCGGACCCATCGCCGGAGTCACCTACGCAGGCAGCGCCATTGATTTCCTGATCCACAAGCTGATCACCGGAAAGGCCTTCACCAACTCCGCCACACCGATCGAGGGAGCCCTCGCCGCCGGACTCGCCCAGATTTCCAAGGCATCCAGCAGCCCGGAGAAGATCGACCTCAACGACATCGTGTCACTCACCCGTTCCCTTGGTCTCATCGCCACCGCCTTCGACCCCCGCGCCGCCGCCATCCCTGTGGCACTGAAGGCCGTGCGCGATGGCTACGGTATCGCCGAGAACACCGGCGACCTGTTCTTCGGAGAATCCCCAGCCGAGCAGATGCACCGGATCATTCGGGAAGCCAAGGCCGCCGACAAGAAGGCCAAGGAAACCGCCCCGCCCAAGCCCCTCACCAATCGCCAGCTCGCCCGCAAAGAAGTCCTCGACGGCCTGACCCCACAGGAGCGCAGCCTGAAGGACCTCCCGGAAGCAATCCGCCGGGAGGCCATCGACAAAATCCTCCAGACCCTGCCCGAGAACGAGCGGGAATCCTACAAGCTCCGCCTCCAAAACGCCGGGATTCTCCCCTAATCCCTCGCCGCCTGTTCAATTCATCCCACGGATTGACCCTGCCACCCTCCCGGCATGGCAGACCTAGCCGGAAACAATCCCATCACCGCCACCGGGGACTACGACGTCCCCACCATCGCCGGGCAGAAGTATCTCCTCCGCTTTGCAGGCACTGGCTACGCCATCACCCTGAAGACCTACGACGGTCCGACTGACAGCTTCGTAAACGTCGACAACGGCACCTTTCCGGGAGCCGATGGAGAAACCGAGGCCCGCCTGATCGCGCCTTCCACCACCCTCCGCATCACTGTCGGAACCTGGGCATCTAACATTGGCGTCACTCTCATTCCTGTAGTTTGACCATGGATGGAATCAAAGCCACCGCTGGAATCGCGCAACCTTCCAGAGGAATACTCGGCGGCGGAGGCATCCTTGCCAGTGATTCCTCATTTGCGTGGCCATTCCCCACCATTCTCCCCGACATCTGGATCCTTCCACAGGATCGGAGCAGCCTTGCTGCCAATACGACCGACGCATCCCGCCCAAGTGTAGGGAGCACCGTAGCCATCGCGCGGGATAAAAGCGGCAATGCTCGGAATGCCAGCCAAACGACAGCTTCCGCCCGGCCAATCCTTCGGAAAAGTGCTATTCTCGGCCGCGATGCGTTGGAGTTCAACATCAACACCGACATCATGGCGTTCCCGAGCGTGACCGGGAAAACCTTCGTCACGATCATGATGGCCGGAGCCTTCGGGCGGGTCGACGGTGACCAGGGAGAACTTGTTTCAATCAACGGCTCCGGCGGATTCATGGTAGGAGTAAACAACTCCCGCAGCCGAACAGGCCGAAGCTTGGTCGCATGGGACGCAACAGCTAACAGCCCGACTTTCACCCGTGACCAAATGGTGGTCTTAACAGCGACCGCCTCCGCCTCTGGTCAATCGATCGCCACGGGCAGCGGCACCGCGGCCACGACCGGCACCGTACCCACGTTCAACGGCATCCTAGAAATCGGATACCAGGGGGCTCTCAATAATGTCGCGCCGTGGAACATGGTGGAACTGGCAATCTTCTATCGTGCCCTCACCACAGAAGAGAAAACCACCATCCGCAACTACCTCGCCCGCACCAAAACAGCGGAGACCGTAACCAGCTATTTGAAGAGCACCACGGACCGGGTGATCCGCACCGCGAAAACCACCTTCACAGCGGGCAGTCTTGCTGGCCAACTGATGATGCGGCCAGGAACCAGCTATCCACAGGAGTTTCTCCGGGATTCGGCCATGGCAATGCGGTCTCGTCCGGAAATGTTTACCGCCAGTGAAATGGCGGACCGCGTCACATGGTTTCTAGCCAAGCGAATTGACGGGATCATGCCTGAAGGGATTCAGGTTTCAGACAGCCAAGGCATCGTCGCAGGAGGCGCGATCATGACCACCCTGAACAAAGGGCTCGCCGCCGCTGACAGTCCCTACGAGCTGGTTGACATTATTTATTCCCACTACCTAAAGACAGGCTCCCCCTCGCTCTACGTTGCGACCAAGAGCGACACTGATGCCGTGCTGGCATCCGTTACCATCACGAATCACCTAGTATTCATCGCGGACAATGTCACTCCGTCTGCCATCCAGCCAGGCTTTGGATTTCAAGACTCAATCGCGTCCAGTGGCTACGAACTTATGTGTTCAGTTCTACGATACAGGGCACACTCCCAGCTTGCAGCCCTCGCCATCGCCGCCGGGGATTCTGCATCTGCCACCACCTACGCTGCTGCCCTGCCACTGATCCAAACGTCTCTTGATACCTACCTCTGGGACAATAGCACCGGCCTTTATAAAAATGCCAGTATCCGGAACCAGCAACACGCCATCGCCGGAAATCTATATGCAGTCGTCACGGGTGCAGCCGGATCACGGGCCGCAACCATCATGGCGCTACTTGCTGCCGACTACACCGGCGCGCCGTTTACGCTCAACGGTGCCGTCCGGCATCTCCGCGCAGGAGTCTACTGGTCGGATTTCCGCTTTTTCCCTGGCTATGCGGACTACTACCAAAACGGCCCTTTCTGGGCCACGTTCACCGGATGGCTCGAAAAGGCCTTCCGCCTCACTGGCTACACCAGCCTTGCGGAAGACGTCCGCACAAAAATCAAGACGTTCCAAACAGGCACCAGCGATGCAAATTTCCCAATAGAGGCCTATCACCCAGCATCCAGCTATCTGAGCGGAGCTCCCTATAATGGATCGGTCAATTACGTGGCATCCATTTGCATGCCGCTTGTAGGAAACAACTCAGAACTCCGATAAAATGAGAGCCATCGCCACCCACCAAGGATACACCGAAGGCCTGGAGCATAGCTCTGGGACTGAGCGGCTGTTCCGTGAGGTGGTTCGGAAATTTGCCAGCCCTGAGATGCTGTGTTTAGATCCTCGACAGTGGGATTCCGACCCGAAGTCAGTTGTCGGCTATCTCGCTCGCTCCAAAGTGACTGAGGTGGCATCCATCGGTTATTCCTACGGCGGTGGCTATGCCGCACAGCGGTTCGCTCGCGAGTGCATGAAACAAGGCATCACGATCAAGCTGATGCTCCTTTGCGATCCAGTCTATCGCCCGCTCTGGCTCCCGCCATGGCATATCCTCCAGCCCTTCGCGATCCGGTCGCTGATGCCGAAGGCCGCGACGATCGACATCCCACGCTCGGTCGAAGAAGTCCATTGGGCCCGGCAGCGGCTCAGTCTGCCGATGGCGCACGACCTCCGCAACGAGTGGTCGCAGACGGTGATTCATCCGCCACAGGTTCTGCCCTACGGCCACACGGCCATCGACGAAAGCCCGGAATGGTTCCGCCTCGTTCGGGAAAAACTCACCAAGTTTGCCTCATCATGAACATCACCCCCGACCATTGGCTCGATACAGCCAAGCGAGTTCCCCTCGAAGGCGGCAGCCCGATGGGAACCCGCCGATTCCTCGTGATTCACTTCACCTCTGGTGCGACAGGACTCTCGAGCATCAACTTCTGGAAGACTCCGGAGGCCAAAGGCGCATCCGCTCACATTGTGATCGACCGTGACGGCACCGTTTACCAGTGCCGACCATTTAACCGGACCTGCGGCCATGCCGGGAAATCCTCGTGGAAAGGCTTCTCTGGCCTGAACTCCTGCTCGATCGGCATCGAACTTGCCAACGCCGGGGACAACCCGACTCTCGCTCGCAAGTGGTCCAAGCTGCCATTGGTGAAGGCGCGGCACAAAAACGGCGGGCCGGAGAAGGAGTGGGAAGCCTACACACCCGAGCAAATCGCCGCATGCGAAGCGGTGAGCAAGGCGCTCGTTGCCCGCTACAATCTGGACGACGTCGTTGGTCACGATGACATCGCGCCATCGAGGAAGGTTGATCCCGGCCCAGCATTCCCCATGGAAACACTCCGCGAGGCCTGCGGATTCAAGGGAATGCCCAATCAATGACCCCGGATCACTGGATTTCATTGGCCAAGGTTTTCGGGGGTGCCCTCGGGGCGATCATCACCGCCGGGATTCCCGGCTTGATGTACCTCTCAAAGATCCGGCGCGAGGACATGGCCAAGCTCGAAGCCGATGCCGCACGTCGCCGTGATGACCTGATGAATCACGTCACGAAGGAATGCTTCCGCCTGATCAGGGCCAGCATGGAACAGGCTGCTGAGGAGGCAGGAGTCCTTGAAACTTACGTGATCCGACTGATGTTTGCGACCGGCTTCTCGGTTTCAGCACCACTCGTTCGCCGACAAGTCATGGTGGACACCTCCGGGGCGTCCATTGCCCTAATGCAGTCCGATGATCAAAAGACGAGATACCAACTCACGGCTCCAGCGCCTTACGAGATCCAGACGCACAGCCACCCGGAGGCGGAAGAGGTGACTGTCGTTTACGGAATGATGGAAGACCTCGACAGCGGAAAAGTTTACTACCCTGGCGATATTTGGACGATTCCGCCAAACACCGCGCACCGGGTTCTCTTCTACTCAGGCACGACGGTCTGCATCGAGGTCCGTCCGCCGCTGCCGCTCCTTCGCGACGTTCCTCTCGATCTTGAGCATCTCCACCTCATCGGTGGCGGCAGACCCTAAAGCTTATCCGCAGCGCGCTTCGCGGCTTTGACGATGAAGTCGACCTCGATGGGGTTTCGCTCGCGGATGATCTTCCGGAAAGTCGCCATCGCGGTCAGTTCGTGCGTAGGCGCTTTCACTCTTGCGTAGTCGTCCGGAAGAGCGTTCGCCTTCTTGACCTTGTCCTCGGTCCATAGCGCGTAGATCGCCTTGTAGACGTCGCTCGCAGGCTTGAGTCCAAGCCCTTTGGTGAGGATGACGGAAACCGTCTCCCATCGCACGCGCCTGTTATTCGTGACCTTCCAGACGGTCGATTTCGACATTTTGAGCGCCTTCCCAACATCGCCCAGGGTCAGGCCCTTGCCTTCGATGAGCGCCAGCACTTCACTTCCGTAGGTAGCCTTCATTTCGTCGAGAAGCCTGCGCTCGCGCTCGCGTTTCGGCAACAATAAAGATGGGCACTAAAATCATCCCTTCTTCCACCGATCATCCTTCACCCGCTGGATGCGGTTCATTTTTGCCAGCGCGGCAAGCCCTCGCTTGGCCTCCGCGCTGGTGGTGCCGAACTTCTGACGAATCCACTTCACCCCGTCGGCATAGGCGAACTCGTCAGGAAGGGCTGACAGGTAGGTGGTGGCGTCGACAATCTCCTCGCCCTCTTCCTCCGGCTCCGGGCATTGGTCCCACGCGAGACCGTCGCCAGGCTTGCCGTGCGACAAGAAGATGGAGGTGACATTCTGGTGAGGATCGACCCCGTATTGCCACTTCATCCCCGCCCTCTTGCCACGCTTCGAGATTGTGAAACGGAACTTCCCGGGGTGCTTGGCGAGCGGCTGAAGGACAGCAATCGCTCGCGCCCAGTTGACGAGCTCCGACGAGCCAAGACCGGAATAAGAAAGGTCGGACTCCGCCCAGCCGGATCGCGCCTTGGCGTCGGTCGGTGGCTTCCCGGTGTGATGGATGCAGACGAGGATTGCGCCCGTGCGCTTCAGAACTGGATTGAGCCAGTTTCTCAGGAATTGAGAGGCGACTTTCTGGAGGCTGATGTCGTCGCCGACGTAGGAGAGGAGCGGGTCGATGAACACGACTTCCGAGCCCGTCTCGATGATCATTTGCTCCAGCCACTTGCAGAACTCCTCACCCGTGCGCGTGGTTTCCTCTTGGAACACGATGTTGTTCACCATCGCCGTCAGCGCGGGCCTGCCGAAATACCGCTTCGCCGCCTTCTCGACGCCCAGCAGCATCTCCTTGAGGTCGCCGGGATCGTTCTCCGCTTGCACGATCAGGGTCTTGAGCGGTCGCCGGAACGTGATCCCATGCCATGGCTCGCCAGCGGCAGCGTGCAGGGCGAACGAGGTCGTAAGCGTGCTCTTGCCGATACCGGAAGGCCCGATCACCACGAATGAGCCGCCTTTGCCAAGGAAGCGCCCTTGGTGGCCGATGAGGGAGGTTGGGTCGTCGTCGATGTTGACGTCATAGACGTCGGCAAACGTGCGGAGGGTGGCGAGGATAGGGTTGCGGGCGACGTCGAGCAGCTTGTTGACTGTCGCGCGCCCTGGGGACTCCGCCCGCACGAAGTCGTTGAAATCCTTGTGGGCTGCCGGGACGTTGGCGACAAGCAGGCGAGTCGATGCCTTCTTGGTCGAGCGGATCCGCTCCAGCCATTCCTCCGCCGGCGTGCGCCCGGTCGTCTTGTGCTTCTTTTCCGCCGGGTCGTTTTGAGGGACGGCGATGATTTGCGGGAGGTCGTAGCCGGAAAAGTCGGTGTTGGAGTTTGCGCCCCGGGTGATTATCGCGGCCGCATGGCCTTCGCCCTCATGCCAGCCGATGGCGTCGAGCATCGCGAAAGCGTCCCATTGGGATTCGAACGCCATGACGCGCCCCGCTGTCGCGAGGTCGCCAACGATCAGGGGCGTATTGTTGTCACCCTTGGGGTGGTAGGCCCAGCCCTTGCCGTCGCTGAACCGATAGTGGCACCGGATCACAACTCCGGCGGCGTCCTTAACCGGGAGGGCAAAATTCCCACGGTGCAGCCCGATCAGGCCCTCGGCGTGGAGCTGAAGTACAAACTCGGGAGAGAACCCGCGCCATGCCGCCAGTTCGGCGGCTTTCTCCGGCGTGAAGGCGTTGAGGCAGGCTTGCCAGTCGAAGGCGGGCGCGGCGGCAGGCGGTTGATCGTCATTCACTGGCGGGCGGGCGGCGGGCGGTTCGCAATTCCCGGACATTCGAAAGTTCCGGAGATCGATCACGCGCGCGGCGGGCGGTTGGTCCGATACCATGCCGATGTGGTCGCCGATCTGGCGGATGGCCTCCTTGAAGTCGACCCCGTGGACGAGTTCCCAAAGTCGGATCAGGTCGCCGCCTTCGCCGGTGGCTCGGTCCATCCAGATGCCTGCTTTTTCGCCCTCAAGCTCGACATCCATCGAATCACCCGGCCCGCCGTCAATGCCTCCAACGACGTATTTCTTGCCCCGGAACTTGCCGCCGGGAAGGAGCGTCGGGAGGAGTTCGCGGATGCGCGAAATCAGACCTTCGCGGAGGTCGGGGATGCGTGTGTCAGGGTTCACAGCGAGATTCATTTCAAGGTTCGTGTTACGTCAACGACCCGTGCGAGAGCGACTAAATTTTTCATCAAGGAATGCTTTTGCCTCCTTGGCCGTGCATGTGACGGGGTCGGGGTGGCGGAATTTTTGCAAAAGCGCGACCTGGCCAACGGTGGCGAGTTTTTCTTTTGAGCGGTTGAACAGGCGGTCGAGCAGCATCGACGCCTCCCCCATCGTGGGTGGGCATTTGATGTGGAAGCGTTCCAGCGTCGTCCGCTGGCCCTGGGTGGCGGGCTTGGTTTCCCAGCCCATCACCGGGGCATACTCGCGCATCTTAGTGTCCTTCAGCAGAGCGGCCACGTTCTCAAGCGAAACGTATCGCTCCTTCCGTCGGACGCCCTCAGCAAGTTCGCGGATCAACGCGGCCTCGCGCTCGGCCTCAGCGGTGCCAACAGCCTCGGCGAGGTCAGTTTCGTCGCCGTTCTCCAGCACCTTCGTGATCGATTCCTCTTCCGCTTCACTCTTGGCGACAAGAGACGCCGCTTTTGCGAGGTTGTGTTTCCCGTGGAGCCAGAGGAAGTCGAGGAACAGTAGATCCTTCTTGCCAGGGTACAGGCGCGTGCCACGTCCGACCATCTGGGCGAGCAGCCCGCGAGACTTCGTCGGACGGAGAACCACGACGCAATCGATCGAGGGTTCGTCATACCCTTCGGTGAGCAGCATCGCGTTACACAGACACCTGAACTCGCCCTTTCCGTACTTGGCGAGAATTTCGGAGCGGTCTGGAGAATTGCCGTCGACATGGCAGGCCGACACGCCGGCACGCTCGCACGCGGCCACGAATTTCTTGGAGGTTTCGACCAGCGGTAGAAAGACGAGGATTTTCCGGTCAGGCAGCGTGGCGAGACATTCGGCAATCGTGTCCAGGTAAGGCTCGATGGCGCTGGCGATGCCGCCTGAGTCGAGATCGCCCGCCAGTTGCGCAATCTGGGAAATGTCGATCTTGAGCGGGATCGACTTCACCATGACCGGCGCAAGATACCCCTGCTTGATCAGGTCCAGAATCGTGCATTCGTAGGCGAGGTTGTCAAAGAAAGCGGCCAGCGACCGCTTGTCGCCGCGGTCGGGCGTGGCGGTGACTCCGAGCACACGGGCATCGAAGTAGTTGATCGTCGTCTGCCACTGGTCAGCGAGCGCGTGGTGGGCCTCGTCCGCTACCACGAGCCCAAAGTGATCTTTCGGCCACGATTCAAGGCGAGCACGCTGGAGCGTCTGCACGGATGCCACGACAACGTCAGCGTCACGGGTGGCGCGTTGATCCGCCTTCTCGATCTCCACGCACAGGCCCGTGACTTTGTGGACCTTGTCGGCGGCCTGATTCACCAATTCCTCCCGGTGAGCGAGGATCAGGGATCGCTCGTTGCGCTTTTTATGGAAGCGGTGGGCGATTCCGGCGAAACAGAGCGTTTTGCCCCCTCCGGTCGGAAGGACTCCGAGTTGTCGCCGGAAGCCGTCGGCAAAGCCCTTGGCGACGGCCGCGATGAAGTTGTTTTGGTAGGGGCGAAATTCGATCATGGGGGATAATTATTGGAGGCTTGGTTGGGATAATTCACTGTTCTCGCGATATGAGATTTTCCAGTCCACCACGTCGGTTCGCGTCCCGATCCGGTATTCGTAATGGCCTCCGACCTCGATCCACATCTTGCAAGACGCCTTCCATTCTTCGGGAGTCGTGCCGTATTTTTTGCGGAGCTTGAAGCCTTCCACTTCCTCCCATTCGGTCCACTTGTCCCACTGCTTGTCATACCATCGCATCTCCAGAAAAGAGCGAGAACAAGCCGTCTCATCCAACCCCTTCCCGCTTTCTTGTTCGGCGTCGGCTGGCTTCGATTCTATCTGATTTTTTGGCATAGTCTTAGGGCTTCGATTCGGGGTGGATGGACTCAGCGTTCGGCCAACCAATAGCATCGAAATCGTGAGAGCATGGTTCATCATCCCCACACACGATGCACTTTTCAGGCTCGTCCCATTCGCGGGGGTCGCCGTATTCCGAGATTGCGGAAGTTCGGGAGCGTTGCTCGGATTGGCACACAGCGCGAAGCCGTTTCTCTGCCTCTCCATTTTCGGCGCGAACCTCTTGGTTTATCCGTCTAGTTTCGTCGGAAACAATAGCCGAACAATGAGTGAGAGGCAACGCCTCGGAGTTGGTTGGTGTATTCATGATTTATTTGGGGCATGCCTCCACAGAGGCGTTCCCACCACGCATATTCCAGCGGGCGATTGCCGCTTCTTTGCTGGCACTTGGCCTTTGTTGAATCGCGCACGCTCCACCGAGGTTGATGGTGTTGCGACATACGACGCCCCACCACCGTCTTTCACCCATGATCCTGTCACGGGTTCGCTCCGCCTCCTCAAGCTTCACCTCGCCTCCACAAAACGGGCACGGAAGGAGTTTTTCGCTCATAGTCCAACCTCCCCAACTTTCTCCAATAGTTCCCGCCCATCCGGCGTGATCTCGACCCACTGCTTGCGACGGTCGGACAGCGAGCGAACGCGCACAGCAAGCCCGCTTTCTCCAAGTCGGTCCACAATGTCAGTCGCCATCGCGGTTGACACCCCGACTTTTCCAGCAAGCTCGCTGATCAAGAGGGATGTTTTTGAAAGCTCCTCCAAGGCGATTGCCTGGTTGAAGCTGGTGATCCCCCGCTCGCGCAGGATGGTGATGATGGCGGCGATCATACCTCTTCATCGTAAGGGGTGAAATTTCCAAGCAGGTAGTTCCGCAAAACCGAGACCGCGACCGTTGGGCAGTTGATGACGCGGACGAAATACCCGTCGGCGTGCAACTCCTCCATGCGGTCCCACTGCTCGGCCTTGATGGCTCCGGTGGAGGTCTTCAGTTCGATCCAGCATCCGTGGTAGCCGTTGCGCGGGACTGGAAGACAAAGGTCGGGGACGCCACTCGTGACTCCCTCGGCCTTCATCTTCTTGGCGACCGCCATGTGACGCTTGCCGCCGTTCGGGACCGCAAACAACTTCAGGATGTCAGGCACCTCGAAGGCGAACAGCAGCACGTCGGAGATGACCTTGATCTGCATGTCGGACTCCTTCCCCTGCCACGCCTCCCTGAAGGGCTTGCGGATGTCGATGATGCCTCTACTGCTTCCCATGGTGGCGCGGATGTTTGGTGGCTGCGGCGGAGATCGCCTGATCGGGGTCGCGGAGCTGGCTCTTGTGTCGCCATACCTCGTGACCATTCCCGACGCGAACGACGGCATAGTTCGTGCCGCGGAATTGAGTGATCGCACGTTCAAGCAATTCCTGCTCGTCGGCGGTGTAGGTGGAGGTCACGGATTTGTAGCCGGCGGCCTGGGCCTCTTCTTGACTGAATGTCTTCATCGTGGGGTTGGGGCGTAGTCCTTTTCGTAGCACCAGAGTCCAAAGGCATGCTTGAAGGCGTGCCATGCCTGCTCGCCGTTGTCCCAGACCTTCGCCTGCACCTTGTCGGGGCGGTCGGACGGGATGATGAGCGAGACTAGCAGCGGGAGATTTCCAGCGGCGTCGCGGTCGTTGTCAGCGTAGGCGGCAAGCTGCATCGGCCATTCCTTGTAGAACGTGCCCTTGGGCTTGTTTTTGAGCTTCTGCGATTTGAAGTCGATGATCGCCAGTCGCTCACGCCCTTCGTGGCGGATGATCGCCTTGAGGTCGCGGCGTCCGGCGAATCCCATCGGGTGAACGATCTTGTCCTCAGCGGCAATTACCTCGACGACATTCTCGCGAAACCACTCGTCGTAGCCTGCCACGTAGTCGAGGATCTCCCCCTTCCCCATGAAGCACCCGAGCGTGTTGCGCTGCTCGCATTGCTCATGGAGGAGTTCGCCCCATTCGGCGGCCTCGCGCCCGATGCGTTCGGACTCGTCGGCAATCCGGGTGTGCCAGTCGGATTCAGCCTCGCCGGGATTCCTTGGGGTGTTGAGAGCGGCCATGATCGCGTTGTCCTGCATCCAGGTGATGAGCGCGGGCTTGGCCTTGACGGCGAGGATGTTGGTGACGGACGGAACAAGGTCGAGCTTGCGGGCGTCGGTGACGATCGTGGGCCGTGGGAGCCCGGTCGTCTTGGCGATGACCGTGTGGCATGGCGTGCCGTCGCGGTGATACCAGTGCGACGACTTTTCGGCGCGGTTGATGAGGGCCATGGTTATTTCAGGTCAGATTTCCGAAACACCACGCCCACGCAGTAGAGTTCGCCATCCTCAAGGATGCGGAACTCCGCGTGCGGCATCGTCAGCTTGTAGTGCCAGGACGGCTTGCGCCCATCGGGCATCTCTTTGTCCCACACGGCCTCGATCTGGTTGACGTGCGGGCGGGACATCGTTCCGTCGGCCACAAGCTTGTCGATGGCGTTCAACGCGCCCTCGTCGAAGATTTTGCCGGACTTGGAGAAGTAGGTGACGCCGCCTCCGCTTTCCTCAAACATCGCACCCCGGAACTCGGTGCAGTCGTCCGAGTAGCCGAAGACGATGATGAATCCCTTATCCTTGGCCTCTGCCTCAAGCTCCTTCGTGGTCTCGTTGCCGGTTTCCCGGCCGTCGAGCTTGGCGGCGAACTCTTCAAGCTCGGCCATTCCAGGATCAGGCGGCGGGAGGTAGATGCTCGGGTAGGAGACAACCAACCGGAATTTCCCGGCGGAGATTGGGGCCAGCCCGGAGTCGAGGGCCTGCTTCAGTGTTGCCGCGTCGTTTCCGATCAGCAAGAAGTCGGGTCCGTCTTCGGTGAATCGGATGAGGCAGCCTGTGCCTGTGAGTCCGTTGGTGGTAGTGCTCATGGTTCGCGTTACGTTGATGGTTTGTCCAAGAGTTAGAGACCGTTGATGGCCTTGATGACGGCGGCGAGGTCGAGCGTCTCGACGTTCTGCTTGAGGATCTCGACCTCACGCTCCTCAGTGGAGGTGGTGTTCGGCGCGTAGCCTTTGATCTCCTTGAGTGGGTTCTCTTTCAGGAAGGAATCTCCCTTTGGGCTGTCGTAGACCGAGCCTTGAAGCTCCTTGGGAGTCCACGGGCGCTGTTCGAGCGTGACCCAGTTTCCTTGGCGCTCGACGCGCTTCTCTTCGACTTTGGTGATGGTGATGCGATACATGATGTTGTTGATAGTTGGGATGCGATTCACTCCGCCGAAACAGCCTGCCCGTCCTCAAACGCAACCGCGCCATCGACGATGTGCAGCCCGGTTTCTCCCGGCTCCTCTTGGAACTTCTCGACCCAGAGTTGGTAATCTCGGTCTTTCGCGAGATCGACGATGAGCTTGAAGTTTGCCCGGTTGATCAGAGCGCCCTCGCGAATCAGGATGATCTTGAGTTCGGGGTTCTGTGCCATGGCCACCAGCGTCGAGATCCGAATCTGCTCGGCGGTGCTGAGTTGCTTGAAGAACGTGCCGTTGTAGAGCACGCCGTCGTCAGTGAGTTCCAGCCCGTCGAGGGGGAGGTCGGCATTCTTGACCGCCTCGATCTTCGCCTCGTCGATTTCCTCGATCCGTCGCGTGAGCGTTTCGTATTTGGCGCGGAGTTCCGTCACCTCCTTCGACTTCGCCTGATAGGCGGCTTTGTTGCGCACGGCCGCGTTGGTCTTATCGACCTGCTCGATGGCTTCGCGGGCGGCAGCGAGAGCTTCGGGGGTGGGGGCGGCGGCGAGCGCGTTGGTGAGCGCCCTGTCCATTTCCGTGACCATTTCTCCGGCTTTGCTCGCGACTGCTCTGGCAGATTCGAGGAGAGCAAGAAGCCTGGAGACTTCGGCATCGGCCGCGCGCGCTTTTTCTTCCGCGTCCTGGACCTGACGGCGGGCAGTGGAAACGAAAGCATCTGCCTCCTCCAATTCCCTCAAAGACGCCATCAGCGCACTTGCCGACAACTCCTCCGCTGGAACCCCCTCGCCGGGTTCGATCATCCCGTCGAGCTGCGCCTTGGCATCCTTTCCGTGCCGGCCAACGTCGGTGCGCTCGTTGAAGAATCCGACACGCCGCGCATCCAACTCAGTGAAGTCGAGGCCTGCCGCCTTCTTCAGGGCTTCGACCTGGGGCTTGGGAGCGAGCTCCGCAAACGCAACCGGGTCGAAGGCGTAATTGCCAAGAAGGCCATTCAGGAACGTCTGAGGCTTTTCGACCTTCACGCCACGGGCATCGGTGAGGGTCAGGTAGCGCCCCTTCTTCGTGATGTTGATGTCGAGGTTGTATTCGGCCTTGTCGGCACCGAGCACGATCTTGATCGACCCACTCGGGCGTCCGTGGCGGATAGGATCGTCGAGGCCCGTGTTGGAGAGGGCGTAAACGATAGAGTCGAGCACCGAGCTTTTCCCTTGGGCGTTGTCGCCGGTGAGAATGATGGGCTCGTTGGTGGCCGGGTCGATTTCAATGGCGCGGATGCGCTTGACGTCTGCGATTTCGAGATGGAGGAGTTTCATGGATATAGTTCTGACTTTTGTAGGTGAAATTGTGCCGTCTCTCCGGCTGTCACGGTGGTTGTCATTTTTGAGGGCCAGTCGCACACCGTTTGGGAAGGCCGCAAATTTCAGGCCCGTAGTGGCTTTTTCCACTTCTGGGCTGGCTGGCGTTGCGCCAGGCGACCGTCGTTTTTCCAGTCGCCATGTTTGCCCTGCTGGCAGGCTTCAAGGAACAACTTGAATTGGAGTCCCTGCTTGACGCAGCGGGTCCAGATCATGCGATTGAGGGTGACTTTCCCTCCAAGCTCGCGCTTCTTCCGGCGAAGTGACGCCTTGATGCGCTGGCGACGGGTGGGCTTACGTGGCTTGGAGTGATGCTTGCGGCCTTGTGGCTCATGTGGTGGCTCCAAGACGATTTCTCGGCTCGATTGACCAAAGGCATTTCCAACGCTGGCGAGGCAGGCTATTGCTGCGGCAAGGATGCCGCTCCTGTTTCTGAATCTCATGGCCGTAGGGGTCAGAATGGAATGTCGTCCTCTTCCAGTTTCTCCTCAGCCACCGGAGGCGCTGACGCCTTGGTGGTCTTGGACGACTCATAGACGTAGCGGTCGAGGTCGTTGCGCTCGTACTGCTTGCCTGACTGCTTGGCCGTGGCCATCTCCACCTTGACGGTGCAGCGGCCTTCGCGGGTCATGAGCCACTTCTTGAAGTCGCCGGACGTGAAATCGATCGCCTTCTCGATGCCGCCAGGGCAGAGCGACTTGAGGAACGAGTTGACGCGCCACTCGGTGGCCTCGGTGAAGACCAGCCAGTCCTTGAGCTTCACGACTCCGGTTTGGCGGTCGCCGACCTCGATGTCGATTGGGATCATCGGGTTGCCATTTCTGGACTGCTCTTCGTCGTAAACGGCGACAACGCGGAATGGGTATTCGCCTTTCGGCAGGCACACGAACTCCTTTTCGACGGGTTCGCTGTATTTGAAGTTGGATGGGGATTGGCTCATGCCTTGTGTTGGTCGAGGATTTCGAGTGGGGTTTTGGTGATGCAGCCGTCGGTGACGGGGATGTCAATCGACTCGGCTTTGAAGCGTTCGCGGACGGAATCGACGATGGCCCGGAAAGCCACGTCAGCGACCTTGTCGGCATGCAGCAGCTTCACCTCAAAGGAGAGCGCGCCGTTGTCGATGCGGTAGCGGAACAGCGCCTTGATCTCCATCGTGGTGTCCTCTTCCGCGCCGAAGAAAATCGGCACGCGAAGTTTGATTTCCGATGGCACGCGCTTGTCGCCAGCCGACTTGGCATCGGTGGTTTCCTCCCACTGAAGTTGCCGGTCGCCATTGGCCAGCACGACGACGTTGGTGAACTTCACGTTGCGCATGCCGGAGATCGTGGTGACGATCGTGAGCATTTCGGCGGCGGATGGCTCCTGAATGGTGTCCAGATGCTCCTCGACGAACTCGGCGAAATGCCGCTGGCTGATGGCCTTGCCGCTGATCGCCAGCCAATCCCGCCAGTCGTCGGTGATCCTGAGCGGCATGACGGCGCGGTGGTTGGCCCATCCGCCATCCCCCTCCTCCACGCTTGACTCGTTCCAGTCGTGGATCAGGGTGAGCTTCTGCTGGGAGCGCGAGGCGAAGAGCCGCGAGCGATAAGATTTGAAATCCTCGGCATAGGCGACAAGCGACTCGATAGAGTCAACGTCGATGTGGCCGCGATGTGTTGGGGTTTCCGCAAATCGCTCCAGCGGAATCAGGCGGTTGTTGATGGCGATGGCATTGCCGACGATGCGCGGTTGCGCGGCTTCGAGTAGTGGAGTAAGGTCCATGGGATCAGGCGTCGTTGGTTCCGGTTTTGGTGCCCTTCACGACACGGGGCATGTCCCCGAGTTTGAGTTGGGCCTGGTTGGGGTTTTCGCGCTGGAGGTCGCCGTCTTCGGTGACGAACAGCATCGAGGGTGAGACGTCCGGGATCGGGCACTTGGGTGCCACGGTGCCGGTGATTTCCACTTGGCCGGAGTCACGGCCGCGTGGCTTGATTTCGAGAGTCAGGGTCAATGCCCCTTTCTTTCCGGTTTCGCGCACGGCCTTGAGGACGTTGCACAACTCTTCTGAGGCTTGGCCGGCGAGATCGCCGTATCCAACCTCGTTGACAGCCTTCATGAAAAGGCAGGACGTGGGGTCAGTTTCCATCGGTGGTTTCTGTTGGTGATTCGGCCTCTTCAGCCGTGGGATTGGAAAACTCTTTGACCGCGGCGAGGAAGGCGTCGCGCTTGGCGGCGACCTGTTTCCGGTAGGTGGCTTTCAGGTCGGTGAGCTGCTGGCCCTCGGTCAGCCAGCGGATCGAAATGAGGTAGGCGAGCGCCTGCGCCTCGATGCCCTTGAAGATGACCGCCATTTCGTCTTCACTGACGACCGGCTTGGCGGTTTCCGTGGCAGCAGCAAATGCCTCCCACGAAAGATCCATCTTGAAAGGCAGGGCGAAGCGGGACTTGGCGGCAAACGCGGGGCGTTCCTCGGTGAACATGATCCGGCGACCGTCACCAAACGCCCGGGCTTTCTTCGCGCCCTTCTCCTTGCTGGTCTTGATCTCGTAGGTGGCGAAGAACATGCAGTCCATCGCCTCGATCCAGAGGGCGCTCGCCTGCTCGTTCATTTTGATGATGTGCTTGTCAAAACGCTCGCCCTCGTAGGGATCATCGAACGCCTTGATCTTGGAGTGCCCCAAGCAAATGACGCTCATCTTATTGCGGAGGGTCTTGAGTGTCTGGAAGAACACGACCCACTCCTCGGCAGCTCGCACATAGCCCTTGCCAAATCCGCCGTCGACTTCCTCGATGGAGGACACGCGGGCCTCCTTGATGATGTGCGCCCACAGCAGCGGCTCCAGACCGTTGACGGTGTCGATGACGAGGGTTTCGTATTCGTGGCTCTCGGTGGTGAGCGCGTGAATCGCGGCTTTCACTTCCGCCCATGTCTTCGGGATCGGGAAGCTGGCGGCGTCGATCATCCCGAGTCCGTCGTCGGTCCCGAGGAAAATGGGCTTGGGGGCGGATGCGGCAAAGGTCGATTTGCCGACTCCGCCAGGGCCGTAGAGCCCGATGAGGTGGGGGCGCTTTTTCGCGCCTTTCTGGATTTGATTGAGGATGCTCATGTGATGAGAAGTTGCGCCCAAAAAACCCGACCCCCTCGCGAGGGTCAGGTGATTCGGTGCGGTGTTCGCGTTACGTCAACGCCTGGAGCGATAGTAAGCGACCTTACGATGGTGCTTCATCGACCAGAGAGAAAAGCCCGCGCTAACAAGGAAAGAAGCAGCGGCGGCCCACGGTGCCGTCATCAAGACGAGAAAGCCGGGAATCGCGAACGCGAACGCGGCCAGAAGAAGCAACCTTGCGCAGAAGCGGTGGTTCTTCTCCATGAGTTCGTAGTAGGTCACTTGACACCTCCCTTCTTCACGCACTTCGGGCAGTTTCCCAAGCGCCAGCCCTTGCGGGTCATTTCGAGTTTAACGGCCTTGTCGATCTTGTCGCCAATCTCGGATTTCTCCGCCGTGACGACTGCCGGGGTAATCACAAGGTCCAGCTTGCAAGTCCGGCAGTGCCTCACGGCCCCCGCCCTGACAGTGAAAAGATTTCCAACGATGGTGCTCATGCTTCGTTTTCTGCGAGGTGCTGTTTGATGACAGATGCCCGGTAGCGATAAACCTTGCCGGGGATGATGGTGATTTTCGGGATCTGGAGATTGGTCAGGGTGTTGGCCGAGACATCCAGGATGCCACAGACCTGAGCCGGAGAAAGGAGATCAAGATTGTCGCGGTGCTCGGCAAGCAGGTGCTCGATCGTTCCGGTAATGACCCGGTCAATGACCTCCTTGCGCTCGGTCGGTGTCAGGTCGAGGTGCATCAGACGGATGCCTTGAGCTTTGAGCGGACGAGTTGCTCCAGCCATGCCGATGCGGAAAGACCAGCATTAAAAGCCGCTTTTTGAGTCGCTTCCCAAATAGCTGGATCAATCGTGATTGATGGCCTCGTTTTGAGGATCTTCTTCGGCGGTTGTCCTCGTCCTCTTTTGGGTTTAGGGGTCGCTGGTTTGTTCATGCGTGGGTATTTCTTACCCACTAAAAACCCACCGACAATAAAATTCTAATAGGGGAATAAAAATACCTACGAAAAATGCACTTGTGATGCTGTTTCACCCATGCGATCATCAAGCCATGAGCGAAGAACAACAAAAGCCAGGACGTCCAAAAACGGGCTCCAAGAAGATTCGCCCAAACTTCTCATTATCGCCCGAGACCTTTGAAATGCTGAAGGCCGAGGCAGAACGAAAAGACGTCAGCATGTCGGCGCTTTTGACGCTTTGGATCAGAGAAAAAATCGGGCGTGATCTGAGGGTTGTAGAGTCTCGAGAAGCAAAGTCATCCCGCTCAGGTCAAGCATGAATTTCCAATCGGATTCTAACAGATAACGCCGATTTGTCCCGTAAAATTTCTGTTAGAAAAAACGCACCCCATGAAAGTTTTCCTTTGCCTCATTGTGTCGGGGATTGGCTTCGCGGGTTGCATCTATGCCGCCAGCGCCATTGCGTTGCTCTGCCGCCGTGAATGGAGGGACGGCACATCGGCACTTGCCCTGTGCCTCATCCCGCTCGGGGTTTATGCCGTCGCCTGGCGCATCTTGCCGCTGGAGAACTGGCTGATCCTTCCCGGTGCGCTCGCCGCAATTTTCAGCGCAATTACATTTGCCTTGGTCCTCAAAAATGGAGCCTGACCATGAAAGTCAAATTCGGAAGTGTGGAGCTTTCCGGCTACCCGTGGAAACACCACTCCGGGAAGACCTACTTCCGGTTCGATTGGTTCGATGGCAGGCGCAAGCGCCACATCACGCGGGCGAGTGAAGCCAAGGCGAAGAAGGCCGCTTACGAGAAGGCGAAGGAACTGCATCGGCAGACAAAGGATCTCAACGCGCTGCCCGATCACCAGCAACGCGCCATCCAGCGCCTGCTCGACGTCGATCCGTCGCTTCAGGTCATCGACGAGTTCTTGCTATGGCGGGCGCGAGAAAGGCCAGAGACCGTCATCGAGGACGTCATTGCCGCCTTCATGGAGTCGGTGGCGCTGAACAAGGGTCAATCCGCCCAGAATGAAAAGACGCTCAAGGTTCACACAGGGGCGCTCCTCAAGGCCTTCTCGGGTCGCTCGGTGTCGTCGATCTCAACCGCCGAGCTTAACGCTCACATCGGCCGAAATCCGAAGCACTCGCCGCGCACCCGGGCAAATTGCCGTGGGGCCCTGATCCGGATCTGGAATTGGTGCCAGGCCAACGGCCACATTCCCCAGGGCGAGAAGACTGCCGCGGCACTGACGATGGCTCCGATCGTAGCTCGCAAGACGCCGGAGACTTACTCGCCCGACGAGCTGGCGGAAATGCTCCTCTACGTCCAGCCGCGCTACTTTCCATGGCTGGCTGCATGCGCCTTCGGTGGATTTCGGACGGATGAGATTTACCCGCTCGCCGGCGGCACCAAGTCGCCCCTCGACTGGTCGGATTTCAAATGGGATCGAGACGTCGTTGTGGTGCGCCCTGAAACAGGCAAGACCGGTCGGCGCATCGTCCCGATCCTCCCGGCGCTCCGGCGGTGGCTGGAGCCTATCAAAAAGCCGTCCGGACCGGTTGGCGAAGGAGTGGCCCCGTCGATGAAACCAGGGCGCGGCAGGCTGCCCCAGACGGTTCTCCTCGGCGACCTCGTGGGCGGATGGCGACCAAACGCCCTGCGTCACTCGTGGATCTCCTACCGGGCCGCGCTTGTCGGCATCGGTCAGACCTCGATGGAGGCCGGGAACAGCGAGAGCGAGGCGAAGCGTTCCTACAACGACGCGATGTCACGCGCCGAAGCTGAGGCCTGGTTCTCACTCCAGCCGGAGAACTTTGGAGAACCTGCCTGAAAATCACTGGAAATACGGTGGGCCCGGTGGGGTTCGAACCCTGTTTCCCCGAATTGCTCGCGTTGCGTGAATGATTCTAGAGTCCTTTACTGAAACCTTTTGGCGTAACGCGAACGCTTGACGGATTGTCAGGCATTCAAGGTTCTGGAGAACCTTTGGAGCACCCGATCAAAACTTTCTCCCCGCCAAGAACCCGCGCAGTTGGTCGAGAATCCATGTCCAACCGGCCGACTTGGTCGTCCTTCCATCCGGAAAGTGCATGGTCATCCGGTCGGCCCGATCGCCGATCCGGATCACCCAGCGTCGTACGCGGCCGGTTCGGAAATCCGTCCACTGGAGACAGCCAAGGGCGTCACCCTGCTTGCGTGGCAGGTTGGTCGCTTCGATCTCGGCGAGTTCGCGAATGCGCTCTGGCATTTCAGCGTCGCGGCGTGCTCGGTCCGCCTTCCAACGAGCTTCAGCCATTCGGCGTCCACGCTCGCTCAAGGCCTTCGCTTTCTGGCGGCTGAAGCCACCACGCATGTTTCCAAACCTTGCCACGGGTGGGATAACTACTTGTTCTGTGAAGAAAGCCACTCATCGGTGTAGCCGTCCGACTCGCATCCGTCGTCTTCCATCACGCGGTATTCGTGCTGGTTATATTTCGAGCACCACCAGACGGCGCTGACCGTGGCGGGGAATGGCACGCCGGGATATGCATCGCATCGGACGCTCACCTTGTCGGCCACGTTGTATTTTGATTTCGGTATTTCCATGATCGTTAGAAGACAGAGAACTAGGGCACTGCTGGCAACCCCTGCCAGCGGCCAAGTTCTATTTTGAATCGGAGTCTGTTTTCGCTGGCTGGGTTGCCAGAGTTCTATCGTTAGCCCTCTTCATCGTCCTCTTGGGGAGCGGGTTTGACTCGCGAGGCAAGATCGCGGAGGCGCGACATTTCACGGGTCAGAGCACAGGCCACATTGGCAGGCATCTCTGATTTGTGCTTTTCGTAGTAGCTCGCGATGATGTTCGCGGAGCGGCTTAGTTCTTCGGCGATTTGCTCGCCAACGCGAGGGCTAACAAGCCGCTGCTGTCCAACTGTCGGGGCGGTGGTGTCGTTCATGGTTTCGATGTCGGTTGCGCCCCGCCAGTGGCAGAGCTTGTTTCGTTCTGCCCAGGAACCGGATCGCTGACGATTTTGATCGTCGTTTTCTCCCATGGCGTCTCGTTCTTGTTCGACGGCGACAGGTTCTTGATCGCCTTCACCTCGAACTCCGACGCCTCGGTCAGCGTGATGTCCAGTATCCAGAACTCCTTTTCGTCCGGCGTCCCCATGCCGATCCGGAGGTTTCCGTTCGGAGCGTTCCCCACCGCATAGAAGCCCATGCGGCGGCCAGTCTCCGGCGATGTCATCAGCAAGTGATACAGCGAGTCCGCGAAGCCTCGTTTTTGCTTGTTGGATACGACCGATCGCCCGCCCCTCGAAGAGGCAGAACCAGTGCGTGGTGGCAACCCGCCATCACTTGCTTCGTCAACGTTGTTTTTACTCATAGCTTTCAGTCTGGTTAGATTGGTTTTCGTCGGCGGTTGCCACACGACCGGCGTTCCACCAAGAAAGGGATCGGACCCTCCGCGGTGGTAATTCGATCACGCGGGGCTGTATCCCTCCTCGAATGCGGCGGCGGGCGAGAACGACTTGTAGCCGTCACGATATTGCACGAAGTACCCACCGACTTCCGGCTTGTGCTTGTGCATGAACTGGTGATCCACCTTGAAGGGGGCATAGCCTTCCTCCGCTGGGGTTATCATCGCGCTGCCGTCGGTTTCCCTGTCCGGCTCGCCTTCTCCGTCGCGTTTGATTGCCGCGATCTTCAGTGCCCACACTTGCTTGTGGCAGATGTAGCGTGGCATTTCTCGTTGTGCTTCGTCGCCCATAATTAAGAGGTGGAACAAGTAGCGGCAGACCAACCGGCGACCGCTCCGAGTTCCGAGTTTTCAGGTGTTAGGATGGTTGGTGAGAGTATCGGCGCTCGCCCCCGTCGCCGGTGGCTGCGCATTG